CCATTATGAGTACTCCTTTCTAACTCAACTACAAGTATAAACGTTTATGAACTCCTAATAACTCCTTTAGATAATAATACCCTATTGATTATAATATCAATAGGGTATTATCTCATTATTAGAATTAATCCAATACTGATTCCTGCTTCAATGATTTAGTAATCGAATCACTTCTAATATAATAAGTATTATTTTTATAAGTTATTGAAATCCATAATACTATAACGTACTGATCAATTTGATAATCAGATGTATCCCATCCAAATACTACTGTTTTATTATCTTGATCAATCAAGATATCTCCATTAACTGGCATAAATGATCCAGAACTATTCTGGATCATTACTTTAGTAGGTTTACTTTCATGATCAGGTCCATTAATAGTAAAGTCCTCATAATCAGATGATGCAGGATCAATTTTTACTGCTATTGGATACACTTCTCCTATTGCTACAACTATATCAGACAATGATTCATCACCCTCTTCTACTACAATATTAGATATAAATAAATTCATACTTGTAGTAAAATACAACTTCATTTTATTTATACTAAATAATGAGTCAGATAATGCAGTAGCTGTAAATTGAGCCATTACATCACCTACTTTACGACATTACTAATTTATAGTAAATCATTGATCCAATACTACTAGCAGTGCTCAATTGAAGATTAGCTGATTGTAAGAAATAACAAATATAATCTTCATCATTAATAGAATAACCTAAACCTACTTCAGTTATGTCTTGAGCAGCAGTAACATCCTCACTAATTGATAACTCTTTACCTTTAATTTTATAATCACTAACTAACAAACTATATCTTAAATTAGTTAGTACTGATGATGATCCATCCAGCACTGGTTCTCCTGTTCCTAAATAAATTGTATCTAACTTATAATTATTCTGATTAGTTAGTGATTTATAAATTAACTGTTTTGAATCATTAGGAATACATAATGTTACTTGTTCTAGTGAGAATTTTAGAATTATCTCATTCAATTCATTATAATTACCATTTTGAATTAACCTAGTAATATCTAAACTATTAATTTCCATTATAATATTACCAGAAGTATCTACTAATTTTATAGATGATACTGTAATTCCATTAGATGGTAATATATTAAATTTATAAGTAATTTTGATACCATCATCAGAAATCTCGATGATTTCTGATGATGATTCAATATAACTAGTATTAGGTCTATATAATCTTAATTTCAGTAATGTAGAAGCATTACTATAGAACATTTGATTATAACTCACTGAAGGATTAAATAACTTCTCAAAGAAGTATTTGTATCCAAGATCAGTAAGATTATTTACGATTTCTACACTCATAATCTCACCGTCCCCTTAATATATTAAATAGGTATATTATGGATTGATAGTGAGTTCTGCAACGATAACCCATGTTGATCCTTCAATTTTAGTACCCATAGCTTCAACCTTACGATTAAATTGTACTACAGTACCAGCATCACGATTACCAAGATCATTAGGATTACCATTAAGTACTCCCCACTCATTCCATGGGAAGTTAGCTTCTGATACTCCGAATTTAGCACGAACAGTCATAGTATTATTACTAATGGTTGGAAATATTCCAGCATCAGTATCCATACCTGCATAAGCTACATTAGTACCAAGTAATCCACCTTGATTAGCATCAGCAGTAGCAGCAGAATCACCAACTCCTACAAATGTATTAGCAGTATTAAATGGATATGCTCCATCTGACTCATTCTGACCATTAGCTAATTTCCATAACATATTAAGTCCAACTAATAGAGCAGTATTACCTTCAATATTAAGTACTTCATCAGGGACTCCTTTTTCATAAGAACCTGGAGTATTATATTTCTCCAATTTGATCCTAGAAGTCCACTTAGCATTATCATGACTCATAGATCCACTCTCCTTAACTGGATTTTGCTTTATTATAGTTACTGACTCACTAACTCGTACTGATTCACTACTCATAGTTATGCCTCATAAGGCTCACCAGTAATCTCTTCATATTCTTCTGCAGTAATCCAAGGTTTACTCTTAGGATTAGTTACCATATTATAAACCATTTCCTTGGTCCATAATCCATCATCGTAATACTTTTTAACCTTATCAAACTTTGGAGAATGATCATTAGTTTCAGTAGTTACTTTCTTAGCCATAATTAAATACCTCCTGAATTACTCATCTTCCTCATTAGGAAGTTCAACATCACACATTGCTGCAAGATAATCAATATTAGCTGTATTCTGCTCTTCCTGCTCCTTGATAAGCTTAGTCTTATCAATAACCCTAGTATGACGATTAATAATATAAAAGTCGTAACAATTACCAGCAATATCTTCCTTACTATCAGTTTTCTTAACTACATAAAACTGATCAGTAATAGTACTATCAGTATACTCACGTACAGTTTCTTGATAACCTGATAAATTAGTATGAGTACTACCTACTGTTTTAAGAGTTTCATTTATGCCACTTGTTCCAAATACATATTCCATGATACTTGCTCCCTTCTGCTATGATTTCTAACCACAGCTTTTAATAATCGTGGAACTCCTTCCACTACATATGCCTGATTAAGATTATGACTATTACAGTGAGTAAGTTGACCTAACCTAGAGATTAACCCTGCAGCAAATCGCCATGGTATCTTTTTACCTTTTCTTAACTTACGATAAAGTTTATTCAAGTACTTAACAAGACGATGACGATTTCTTTTACGTAATTGAGTAAATCCGTGACCAAATCTATATCCTAATGCAGTAGGTAACCTACTACTGGTCGGAAATACTTGCCAATTATCTTTTAGTTCAAGACCTACACTACCTAACCACTGAGAGATCAGTTTTACTAATTCATGAAGCTTTTCTTTAGAATCAGAAAATATTGTAAGATTATCCATATATCTCATATAATGAGTTGATAATCCTGAATCATGAATCATTTGATCTAATGGTTGTAGAAGAGTATTTGCGAACCATTGAGATGTATAATTACCTATCATAACTCCATCTTTAATGATTCTCCAAATAAGATCCATTACTTTAGGATCCTTTACAATGCGTCTAAATCTCTTCATAACTTCTTCTGGATTAATACTATCATAAAAATGATGAATATCTAATTCTGCACAATAAGCTGTACCTACTCGATCTTCTTTCATCCATAATTTTAAAGTGTTACCACCATAATGTATACCACGTTTCTTTATAGATCCGCAGCACCATTTATCCATACCACGCATCATAACTGGTTGTAATACTTGTATTATTGCATGATGAATGTACTGATCAGGCCACAACTTAGGTTCATAAATATTTCTCCACTTCTCAGAACTCTTATCCCATCGACGTTTCATCATACATGGTGATGCAACAAATCCATTTACAATAATTTCTCTGAGTAATTTTACGCATTGATTCTTATTCTTCTCTACCCATAATGTGGTTTTATTAGGTTTGTGATGAGGTCTCCATCTATGACCCTTATTGACATCTGTAATAGCTTGTAGTAAATTTTCATCTGATATGAGTTTTATGAATAAATTATCTACACGTTTCACTATTTACTACACCCTTACCTACGGGCAACAATTATCCCTATAAATTGTTAAGATAGTAACTGTTCCAACGGATCACTTAGTAGTTAACAAATGACCTGTACTAAGCCACTTTACCCGTGACTAATCTCGACCAAGTGGTCTACAACTACTTGTGCCCCGAGTACCGACCTACCTACTATAGATCGGAACGATATTACTGAAGTAGGATAAGAAGATTATACTCAGGCATTTAATTATCAGGGATTATTAACAAGTTGGCGACAACCGATGTTACCGTTCGAATTCGAAGCAGCATTGTTACCATTGAGATGGAACAAACCGTGGTTCAAGTTCTGGTTATAGTTACCGCCAACATGCAACACAACGCCGGATGCGTTATAGTTGCAGTTATCGGGGCGGACAAGATCCAACGTCCCGGACTCAGAACTCCGGCGATACCATGGAAAAGACACGGTAACGTACAGAAGGATAGACTCGACAAATAAAAAGTTTTTATAATTTGAGTCTCTATAAGCAGAAGGTTTTCGTACCACTGGTGAACCTTCGCATCTGCGAGAATAGGAACATTTGCACACTCGACTACCGGCACAAGTAGCCCTAACCTTCTTTATAAGAAGAATATTTACCACAAGATATTAATAATAGTAAGTTACTTATTGACAACTAACAATTATTAACTCTACAGTACTTTATATCTTCAGAAGGATTTATTTATAACTAAAATTAGTGATCCTACAAACTTTTGTAAAACTCACTCGAATCCATACTAATCATAAGTAGGATCACTAACTTAGTTAACTATAATTATGAAGTAATTAAGTTACTTATCTAATTACTTCCATTTATGAATGCCACGATACGTGGCAGTCTCATAAGGTAACTGTTAATAAATTAAGGTAATAATTTAATCATCATTGCATGGAACATTTACTACCTTAAATTTATCGCATTTATTGCATGGAACAGTAACCTTATGCAGCATGTGTACGCATCAGGCGACAACCGATGCTACCGTACGAATTCGAAGCAGCATAGCCACCATTGAGATAGAACAAACCGAGGTTCAAGTTCTGGCCATAGTCACCGCCAACACGCAACACAACGCCGGATGCGCCATAGCCGCAGCTATCGGTGACGTACGTACTATCTGATCCAGAAACTGCATTCGGATACAGTGCATATTCAAATCCTGAAACAGTAGGATTAGTCCATGCAGAAATATAATTAGAACTAGTAGCTCGAGTACCAACTAATGTACCACCACTCGTATCACTAAAGTTTGCAGGATTCTTAATACAATAAACATTAGCACTTGAAAAGTAAATACCATCGCACCAGTCAAGTACATTATCCCATAGACCTTCAATGTATCGATACTGAACACCAACACCATAAGTAGTCCTAGAAGACTGCATTGTACCAGTATGATAAGGCATAGAATCAGAAGCACCAACATTCTGTACTCCAGAGTTGTTACCACAACCATAACCAATGCATGCCTGAGAATTCCAATTAGCAAATTCTACTAAGTACAGCATACAGATTGTCCAGTACATAGCAAAGTCATACTGATAAATACCACTACCGAGATTTTTAATAGCTTGACGAGCAGCATCACGAGTAATATTAACCTTTGGAGAAGCACCAGTAACTGATTTATAATTACTGGATGAGCAATGATATCGACCAACCCATACTGTATCCTGCTCACCTTTTCCGCCACCACGATCAGCATGAGCAGGAGATACGTTAAAACCTGACTCCTCACCATTACTAATCTGTAGTTTCATAGTATTACCAGAACGAGTCCACTTATACCAGAACTTAGGAATAGCTACCATCTCACCAGCTACTGAATCAGTAACTCTTACCATACCAGACCATGGCATAATATCATCAAACGGAGAACTGCACTGAGCAGCAGTCATACCTGACATATAAGGTACTGGATTAGTAAAATTCTGAGCAGCATCAGTACGTGACCATACAGTTGTTGATGTACCATCCCAAGATACACCATAAATTGATGAGAATGAAAGACTAACAGGATAAATAGTAACTTCAGTAACTTCAACAGTTTTAGTAGAAGTTTTACCTGACTTAGTTGCAGTAACTGTCCAAGTTCCAAGTACTGAGCAGTTAATAGTATACACTCCAGTAGAAGTTTCAGTAGCAATCACTGAAATTGATCCGCAAGTACCAACAACTGTAGCACCAGTATCAGTGGTAACTTGAATAGTAGGAGTTACACCTACTGATCCCTTATCGATTGCTACTGCTTCACCGTCAGAATTAAATCCAACGATTTGATCAGTAGTACCAGAAAGCTTTTCTTGTAAATACTTTTTTGTACCCATGAATACATCTCCTTATATAATTGTATATTTGAATTATCATTAAGTATTAGTATCATACTCAATGTAAATTCCATTAGCATCAGTTCCAAATTTAATATTTGATGACTGACTAAGACTACTTTTCTGAACTAATGAATTTAGAACTGGATTACCATTTTCATCCATCACAGCACTAATTTTAGTTTTAGGATAAATACTATTACCATCCTTGTCAGTCATGATAACAATTGTATTATCATTAGGATCAACTTCATAACAAACTACATTACTAGGAAGTGAACTAAGATCCTCAAATTCATTAGTAACTTTTACTGAATTAGTATTAGGATCAAATTCTATCTCACAGATCTTAACAGGAGAACTCCAATCACTAATCGAAATTCCTGTAGAATCAGTTGATAAGAAGAATGTTAATTCTAATCCTTGACGTACTGATACTTCTTCATCAAGAAGATTATCAAAAATATTATTATCAACTGTTTGCTCAGTAAGTCCTGCTTGATAAGCATTAGCACGAATACCATTTTTATAAATTGAACTTTCTGAATCCAGTACTACTGATCTCCAATAACCATATACATAAAAAGTAGTAACCTGTGAAGGACGACTACTATTCCATCGTAGTAGAATCTGATCATCAATACCACCGATAAAGTACAATCCATTCTCATCTTTACAAATATACTTAAGCTGATTAATACTTATACCATTAGCAGATCCTTCGGCATTAGTAATAGTCATCTTAAGAGTACTATCATCTAACGTACCAATATTAAATCGTACTATATTCTCAGTCATAATATCTTGCATCTCATTAAGATCTGATGAGGATACAGGTTTATTATAAATGAAACTGAGTTTATTAAATAATGACTTAGTTCTTCTTTCAATAACAGTCGGCATTTATTAAACCCTCCCTAATTAAGTATTAATGTATATGTACTTATCATAATCAAGTTCGCTAGAAATCGATAACTTAGTATGATTACAATACATTATTAATGTACCAGAATCAATATCACTAGTAGCATTAATTGCGAATATACCATACTCCCTCGTAGTACCATAAAAACTTTGACTAACATTAATCTTAATTCTTAATCTTGATGTAGGAGTACTAGAAACTATACTATCATCACTCTCATCAACGTAATCAATGTCAGAAAGATATATAGGCTGACGAAATATCTCACTTACTAATTTACTGATATTTGTATCAGGAGCAGGTATATCATCATTATTATCCCAACTAGGATTACCAGTGCCTAACGCAAAATACAAATTAGGAGCATTACCTTTAATACAATGACTTACGAATTTATTGAAATTACTAGTTACTATAGGATTAGCAGCACTCAAATTTATCACCCCTTAGAAATTATAAGTATCTACGTACGGAGTAACTCTATCTGTAACTATAGCGTTATTTTCAGTTCTAACTGTATCATCCAATGATTCAGTATCATCAGTACCTGAAGTATTGTGATAATGAGTATATACTGATGATAATGCATAAGTTGAATAATTCCTTGTAGTATTAACTCTATCACTTTCGATTAACTTAAACTTCTGATTAATACTTGCATTAAATTCAGTATCAAAGGATCGTTTTACTAATTCATTAATAGAAGTACTATTATCAGAAACTCTATGCTCAGTACCATTATTAGTATTATCTGATACAAACGATGAATTATCATTTAACTTATAAGTTACTTCAAGTAAATTAATCTCATCACTAACAGTTGCTTCATCATGAACTGGAAAACTGCTATATTGAAATAATACATCAAGTTTTCCTAATACTGGTAACTCATCAGCTGCTAATTGATATCCTAAAAAATTAATCGTTTCAGCATAATTTATTGCTGGATCAGATTTAGATATCATTGTTGATATATAATCACTTGAAATATATGACCCAAATTTTATATTACCAACTTTAAAATACTCAGTTATTAGATTAGTTATTGTACTATATATATTTAATAAATCAGATTGACGATCAGTTGTTGCATTAACACCAACTGTTATATCAATCGTGACATACGTTGGATCAAGTAATTCTATTGTTAACTCTTCTTCTGATAATCCTACTCTTCTTAAATAAGATAAAAGATCGGATTTCTCTTTAGAAGTTAGATAATAATTAACATAAGGAGCAACGACAATTTTAAGTAAAAATGGAGCAAATATATTAATCTTAGGATCATCATGAAGAATACTATTTACATCATAAGCAGCACTAATAGCTACTCCAGTAAAAAAGTTAGTCAAACTTTCATAGTCATCAGTAGTTATTGCTGAATCAAATGTTGATACTAATTCTGATAACTTATCATAATTATATCGTTCAGTAAAATTAGTATCTCCACTAGAATGACCATAGACTACATTCATCTTAAAATTCTTTGATACATTCTCATTATTATACATTACTGGAGATGATACTATTATAGTACTACCTGTTGCATCATAATCAGTTGTACCAGTACTCTCTATATAATAAACATAAATACTTGATCCATCATTTATACTCTCTGAATAATTATTTGAGAATACTATATTGTAATTCCCGAACATATCATACTCAACATTAAAAATTTTTGACTTATTCTTATATTCAGCATGCTCGGATACTTCGTATTCCTCATCATCTACTACTACTCTTACATAATCCTGAGCAACTAATTTACTATTAAGTCTTAATCTTTTATCCTGAATACTAATTCCTGTAAAATTCTCAACCTTATAAGTACCTTCAATAATTCTTATATTAATATAAGAATTATAAGATTTTAAATAATAAGGCGTAAGAATTGTAAACGGAATATTATTAACTAAGAATTTAGTACCTTCTGGAATAATTAATTGATCCTTTATTATATTATCTATATACTCAAAAGTTACATCAATCGTTCCAGGTATAACTGATTTAGGTAATTTATCAAATTCTTCGAGTAATAAATACATTGACTTAGAATCTACTAATGATGCATGCTGAATAAATTTACTATTTAAATATTTATTAGAATACTTATTAGTAGAAACTGACATTGATGCTATTAGTTTAAGTAAAATTACTAATGGATCCTTATCAGAGTAATTAGTGAAATCAGGAATACCATCTTGCGCTATTACTAGCAACTTATCAAGTATTTCATCATAAGTTTTCTTATAAACTGACAATAATATCACCTTCTTCTAAATAAGATCTCATTAATAATCAAGAATCTTAGTATATGGAGTAACTCTATCAAGTACTAGAGCAACGTCATTAGATTTAGGAGTATCGTCAAGTGACCCACTATCTAACTCTGACCTTAACTCATAAGTTGTACTAATAGTAGACTTAGCATTGACTGAGTAATACCTCTTAGTACTAATCTTATCACTCTCATGAATAATGAATCTATTACTCAATCCAGCAGTAAATTGTGACTCATATGAGAATGTACGACTATCACTTATAGAACTATTAACATTATCAGATACATTAACTTCTACTAAATCAGGACTATTATCTAAGTAAAACTGAACTCCTGACTTAATTACTCTTCGTATCATATACTCAGCAAAATCAAGATATTTTAATCTTGCATTATGAATCCTATAGTATCC